CTTCTCCTTGTTTGGGAGTAAGATAATTAACAATAACACTCTATTATACAAAGACTTACGAACAAAGAAAAAACAATATGTTGAAACAGTGTGTCAACAGCTGCCAATATTTTGAAGAACTAAGGATTAATAAGATTGATGATACCTTGTCTCCCTATTCCGGTAATCTTTCTATGGTAGATAATATGGCCATTGTCAGCAACCTCTTGCTTTATATCAAACCAGCCAAGAGTAGCGTATTTAGTATATGGCACCCACGTCTGATTAACTTTGTATTGCACACCAAGTTCCTTTAAACGGTTATTAAGTTCAATTGCCGATTTAAGTCCCAATTCTTTGGCAACTTCCGTACATGTATAGGTTTTATTTACATGAGTAAGAACAGCTACCTGCTTCTCTGCTTCAATGCGTGCTGACCGTTCTTGTTTCAATTTCGTGAGAGCCGCTATCATGGCATCAGGATTATTTAGGGCCTCTTCTATAAAGTCAGAGGTCGCAAAGATACCATGCTTACGTATTGAAGGTAATACCTCATCACACACCCAGTCTTGAAACTGTTCAGCATTAGGGAGGTTACTTCTCATTATAAGCCGATATACATCCTTTTCTGGAATATATACCATATTAGTACCACCAATTCCATTGCCATGTGGGTAAAACACCTTTTTGCCTGATTTGCAATGCCTTTGTATTGCATCAGCTGTATCAGAATAGCCCAATGCAGTCGCTACATCCTTTGCACAAAACAAAGGATCATTACTTTCGTTCATTACAATTCGGACTTCGCCAAATTGCTCATTTTTGAAAATCTGAATATCATTCATACAATTTTCGTAATGTGCCCCTTCACACATGGGAATATAAAAAAACAGTACCGAACGCTTGAGGATCTTTCGGCACTGTTTACATATTCCCAACTCTATGGAAATACTTAATATTTTCATGCGTTTCCTCAAACTGTATCGCCATTACAAAAATATAAATAATTTCAGAAATGTCAAATATACATTGAGAATAATCAAAAAGGCCTATTTTATCTCATAAGATGAAAAACAGAACTAAAATCAAGTAATTAGTCAGAAAAATTACGGGGATTATAATTTTACCACATGAAAAATAGAACATTTTCACAACATCCAATACACCCTCGCCAATATCGCACAGAAAGCGCAATACGGAATGTCAGAATCGACGATATCGATCAATGTAGATATAATACGGTCAAAGATTTCTTCTAAACGTTCCATAACATAACCAACAGAAGTCTACAAAAATCGGAATGGTACCGATCATCGACTTGTTCCAACAATATGTCCAGCTTATCGTTTTTCATTGTCAAGAACTGATTTTATCCGTTCTTCAGTAAAACCAAAACGGGCAGCAAACTTTTTGAAAGCGCCCATCCTGCCACCCGGAATAAGAGCATACATACTATTAATAGGAGTATCGCTCTTCAATGCTTTCTTAATTTCTTTATTTTTCATGAATTAACGTATTAAATGTTTGACCTTGTTTTTACAGCAATCACACTCACATAATAATGACTTTGCATATTCCCACGTCTTTTCAACAATATCATCACCGATATACTGTATTTCTTCACCGTACGGATCTATGCCGATGGCCTGACATATATGGGTAGCCATGTGTCCACATTCGTGCCTCCATGATTTAGCAAACTCCTTTGGGGACGAAGTAAGGGCAATAACCATTACTGTTTCCCGGGTGCCGAAATTAGAGTAAGTAACTCCGGTATTCAGGTTGCCGGAGTTTATGTTATCGTACGCAGTACGGAGCATATTACCGTCGCAGCCGATAGAGTGCATATAATCCAATATTTCTTCCGTGTAATACGTATCTACTGCGTAATACACCATGCAGTTCCAGTCATATTTGGATAGTATAAACCGTTGCCTTATCATTTATCAAAGCATTTCATCCCACTCTATAGGTATTCCAGCCGCAATCATTGTAACATACCATCTTCGCATCGTTGTTCCATCAGGTGCGTCAGGATCATCAATCGTGTCTTTTACATACAATGCTTGATACTGTTCGTTCGGAACAGATGATTTAAGAAAATCGGCTTTGCACATATTAGCTACATATACGTAGTCATAACCGATCTTATTTTTAAGAGTTACACCGTATTTAGTTAACAGTGCGTCCACCTCGTCCTTAGACATCGCAGGCAGTTTTTCTTTTTCTCCGTTCTGACCCTTCCATTCCATTAAAGAAACAGCAAATTCACACATTTTCTTGTTGAAATGCCATCCAAAATGCGAAAGATATACTTCCATTTCTTCCGGTCTTCTATCTCTTATATCCAGAGGTTCTCTTTTCATGATTTAATAAGGTTATAGGGAGCAGATAAACTACTCCCTAATTAAACATTAGCGATAGCGTGAATAGCGTCCGGTACCCCGTACACCACGTCTTTCACCCATACCACCACGATTAGAATTACCACCTCGGCCATAACCACCGCGTTCACCCATGGTTTCTTCGTCAAAATAGCGATCGTCATCATATCTACGATCTTCATCCCAGCGTTCACCCATGCCCTCACCCTCGGAAAGCTCTTCTATGCATTGCATGAGCTTACCACCGTAGCGAAGCATCTTTTCAGCGTAGTCGGACATTTTCTCGACCTTGCTTTCGGAAATTTCAATCATCATCATACTTATTGTTTTTTAGAATTGTTACTACTTGCAGCCTTCTCAGAGGACTTAAAGAAATCAGCCATCATAGCTTTCAATTCGCTAAGTTCTTGCCGAAGCGCTTTGTTCTCCGCTTCCTGCTTCTGTCTTTCTGCAAATTCGGGATTAAGTACCTGGAGCATTTTATCACATGATTCCATCACAGACTTATGATGCTCGACACTTCCTAATATCTCAGAAGAACGATTTCGCATAGCCGCCACTTCCGCATTCATAGATTCTCTTGAACCGGATATTACCATATTACCTCCACCTGGAAAATTTGCATCAGCAATATCAGACATGGCAGGTATTTTTTGAAAGGTAACAGTCTGTTCACCTACCTTGATAGTTATATCAACCACCATCTTAGGAGGTTGTCCATAAGGAAGGGGTTGCTGCATAAACTCAGGAACAGGATTAGATACTCCGGAAACAGAGCCGACCTCTATATATGGAGTACCATCCCTATGCAAAATGAAAAACTCACTATTTACTCTTAGATTCTGAAAAGGCATAATCAATAAACTCTTTAAGGAGCGGGATTACTCCCGCCCATTGTTTTAAACTACTCCGGTAAGAATTTGCAATGTGTTGCTACCTGATTCGTAGTAGCACAGATAAATTCCGGTACCGGTAATATCCGAAGCAGTAACATCTGCACCGGCGATCGTAGTCAGTGCCTGAGTAGCACCGTTGGTATCAAAAACTACCGGTAATGTACCGGTAGTACCGGAAGGGATCGGCTGTGCCAAACGGAACAGAATCAATCCGCTAAATGGAGCAGAAAGGAACGGATGATTCCGGAAAGAGAAACGTACGTTGGTAGTACCTACGGTAACACCTGTACTTTCCAATCTTGGAATACCATTCTTATTTGCCATGATAAAAGGACTAATGAATGCCATATAATGCCTCCTTCCTTTTATCCCCAACCATTAAAATTGCCCCATGCTCCAATACCATTGTAAAGACCATACTGAGCTGCAACGCAAGAAGGAATCCCTACAACCGGACTATAAGGTACCTTTGCTACTTCCGGCTGGTTACATTCGATTTTTGCAAGTCGAGCACTCAAATCACCCAAAGCTGCACCAAGAGGAGCTGTTGCTTGCCCTACGATCTGAGAGGTCATAGCAGAACTCTTAAATGTGCTATTCTCCTCACGAAGTTTATCAATCTTGTTCTGCATTTCTCGCATTTCAGCAGCTTGCTGACCAGCAAGAATTTGCTGAGTACTGTCCTTAATGGAGTTTTGCAAATCGCAAGTCTGACGTTGGGTTTCATAAGCTACAGATGCGAATCCTCTTTCCTGTCCGGTAGCAACACCATTAATTGCATTTTGCAATGTGTTAGTCTGCTGGCAGATTGCCAGACGATTTTCGCAGCAACATGATGCAATCTGCTGAGCAATATTACAATTACCCTGCTGAATAGCATTAATAATCTGCATTGAACTTTGTCCGACCTGGTTACCCACTTGTTGAACTTGTGACATTACACCGTTAATAGCGTTTTGCACCTGACCGATTGAACAGTTTAAGTTTGTTGCCAGGTTATTAATTGCCTGACCGTTTCCTTGGATTGCGCTCATAAGTAATTCCCTTCCTGCATCGTTGTTAATTAAATTAGGGATACCAGCCCCGGAAAATCCACCACCGTTACCACAATCACCATTACCGCCAAATCCATTGCGCCCAAAAAGAGGGAACAGAAAGAAGAGGAAGATAATCCACATAAACCACGAGCCATCACCACCAAACCCGTTGTTGTTTTTCCCTTGCATAGCAACCAACAAATTGGGGTCAATACCTTTCTGTTGCAATAGCGGAGCTAGCATAGCCATCATTCCACTACCACCACCGTTTCCTCCTGATTCCGGGAAAACGTAAGTCTTTGTTTCACTCATATTTAATTATACAGTTATAACACGGTCAATATTAACCGCATCACAAAGGACACGATAAGTCCGTTGTACTTAAATTATATCGTTGTAAGCTCGTTGTTTATTGATTGTAGATTTGTTGTGACACTCCATTTACGGAGCCTTGAAGAAAAGCTGTTCTTTAGTTTATTTATACACTGCTGAGTAAGACCGGTAAGATACGATATCTCTCCTTCTGTCACTCCTTTTTCTGTGAGAACATTTACGAGTATTGAACGGGCATCGACACAGACCTCTCTATTACTGTGAAGCATTGAATATTCATCTATCCCTGTTGTCTGACAAACTATTGCGACTACCTTTTGATACATATCAACAATTTTCATGCTAAAGAACATATTAGATTATAAAACAAAACATCGAAGGCACTGTTATTTAACTTTGAAAGCCTCCTAACAGTGATCCCACGATGTTTGCCCGTTTCTGATTGGTAGTCGTATGACGGGTAGTGAGGCTTTCTTTTACTTCTTTGCCCCTAAAGAATGCGTTTGTTAATGGTATTTCCTATGCCGGCCTTCTACTACCGGCAAATCAGAATATTATTTCATATTATCCTCCTTTCCTTTTAATGCAGATATACAATAAAATAATAGCGATACATATCAAGCCGCCAAATGCCCATCCGCCAAGTTCTATCTTTGCCTTCTGCCATCTGGTCAACGCCTTTTCAACCGGATAAGGTATCTGAACACTGTCCGTCTTAATCACAGTATCAATGCGATTAAGATATAAATACTTATAGAGATACCGATCCTTGTATGTGTACACTGTATCCCCCCTGTCTATTACATAAATGCTGTCACGCTGATAGATGCTGTCAATCCGAATACTGTCACGGGTCTTGTACTCGGTCTTAATGGTTTCAACCGGCACGTATTGAGTAGTCCTACATCCGGTGAAACACATTGCCGACACCAGCAAAACGACAAATATCAACCGTTTCATAATACCCCCTCTTGTAGAGCCGTCCACTCCGGACCGCTCAATATACTCCTTAGCTCGGGCGAATCATGCCGGTACGAGGTCATAGCATCTTCTTCTCTCAAGACGGGATCGATATAATCTTCATGCAGGATAACTTTCAACCCGTCAACTGATCTTCTTGCTTGTGCCGGGACCACAACACCGTGATTCAGGCACCATTCAACTGTTACAATTACGTATTTCATAACTTTCTTATTAACTTTAAGGGAATATTTGTTTGTTCTCCGGAAAGCTCTTTGTGACATTCTTATCGTAGAGGACTTCTATCTCAATAGGCTTGTCAATTGCGATTTGAGCCATTATTCCTAAATTATAAATCCCATCACTCAATGAAATTGCCGGTATATCGTAAACTCCATCTTTAGATATAGGATAAGTCCAAGGGTCTTTAGTTGAATCAATCATCATTCCCATTAATCCAACTGCCCAATTACCTTCACCAACGCTATACTGATTAAGTCCTGTGACTTTTATTTTGTAAGACGGTACTTCAATCGGCTCTCCGGTATCTGCTTCGGGATTCGTAGCCATTGCAAAAGCACCATTAAAAACTTCAGTTGTGCTATTTACAACAATCTTATTTGTAGTAGTTTTACCAGTAGCAAAATCTGGATAATCAACCGCTTTATAGGCGAAATTATCAAAGTTCAGCGCAAATATCGGATTGGTGGTACCGTAATTGATGAAGTTGATAACTTCTTGTACTTCTTGATCAGATAGAGCTCTGTCGTAGATAACAATATCATAAAGAGCCATAGCTAGAAACTCTTTAATACTCTTATTACAACTAATATATAAAGGAGTCTCTATTAATCTTGGAGTATTAATAATTCCGACTTCATAATCTCCTACTGTATTATAGTTATCAAAATTAGTAATAATAGGTCCATAAACAGAATTATATGTTATATAAGTTCTGTCAGTAGCAGCTTCAAGAACATATTGCCAATTGTTAGTTAAACGTACAGGCTTGTGTTTAATAATAACAGTTCCTACTTTATATCCTACCTTACCAAGATTTAGATAATCGTCAACACCATCCGTAACAATAGCTCCTTCATATAGAGGAATTTGCTCAATAGTAATATCTGTATCTCCAGCAAAATTAAAAACTATTCTTGTACTTGTCCCAGCTTTAATGTCTGATGGAAAAGTAAATGAAGGTATAGTATAAATACCATCTTTAAGAATATGAATTAAATTTTCTTGTACTGATGGTTTTATATTGTCAGCATAATTATAAAAGTAACCTATATCGCAATATTGTCCTTCAAGTAAGCCAGTTACTTTAAGTTGATATTCAGGAGAAATTTCCCCTGCTTCATACGGAACTTCAGTTACAGGAATATTTACTGCATTAACATTACTAATATGAATACTATGATCTGTATTAGTAAATACGCCAGTAGTTCCAGATAATTGTCTGAAATTATTATAGTTTTCTTTATATAAGCCATAACCACTACCTAAACTCCAACCGAAATTATACGCGGTCAATATTCCACCTTTTATCCCTTTGATGGTGTCCCTATCTTCATCCGAATTGTTCTTCCCTTTAAAATTCCAATAGTCTATAAGGGAATCAGAGAAAGGAAAATCAACCTTATGACCACGATCAGCAACAGCAGAAGACAAACGTATCCCCCTAACCTGAGCCGTGTTAATGCCAACGCGATTAATCTTTACCTGATTGATTGAAACTTTCATTCCGATACAAGAATTTTAGCCAAAGTAGGCTGTGAGATAGATTGCACTTTGATATACATGCCTGGGATCACTCCTGTAATAGCAACATCTATTGTGCTACCCACATGGTTATATGATCCGAAAGGAACATAATTCATATTTGTCATACTCTGAAACAGAGCGACACCATTTCTTTCCTTATTTTCACTTGCAAATTCAAGATGAAGGCCTGCATCCGATTGAAGTTGCACAGGGTCCGATACATAAGCTTCACCCTGTTTACTGAAAGTTAAATCTGTTAGAGCCATGTTACTTTGAATTTAAATAGTTAATAATACCTTCTATGTGAATATTTGCCACAGTCCGCTTGCCCTCAGCCGACAATAAGAACTCCACGTCTTCCTTGTTGTCCTGGAAGAAGTTCTCTGTCAGTACAGCGGGGCAGTTCGTATCCCGGCAAATAGCCAAGTTCTGCACCCAATAGTCTTGTCCTGGAGATTGTTTACGTACTGTAACACATTTACTTATTGCTGCTTGTGCCAGGGAAGAAGCCAGCATTTTGCTATTAAAAGAAGCATTATCACTGACATATACACCCCACCCCCGGGCATTCATCCAACTTGTCCCGTTACCGGCCGCATTGCAATGAATGGATACCAGAATAGCGTTCTTTTGAGAATCGCGATAAATATTATTAGCACGTTTGCAACGCTCAGACAATGGAACATCCACGTCCTCCTTCACAATGCGTTCCGCGTCAACACCATGCTTTCTCAGCCCGAAAACGACCATATCCGCTATCTCCCTGGAATAAGCCCACTCACGCAACCTTCCGTCCGGTGAACACTTTCCCGGTGTATTCTCGCCATGTCCATTGTCAATTAGAACTTTCATATCATTCATTCTTTGTCCTCCTCCTTTTTAGTTATCACCTCTTTTAAATCTTCTTTCTCTATCTTGAATACCTTTTTAGCGAATAACCCAATAGCTACTATCAGATTAAAATCATAGCCTTTGGGCTTAAGAATATTCGATATGATAGAGCAACCTTCGATAAAGCAGACAGATAAGCAAGCAAATATATCAATGTTATATCTTCCACCACTGGCCTCGTTTATCATCACCACCATAATGACAAAGCTAAAATAAGTAACCATCTTACCCATTGTAGCCCGCCAAGCCCTACTAAACCTCACGTGTTCACCCATCAACAAGCTCTTCCTGCATCCCGTAGCCAAATCACACAGTATTACAAAGAACATAGTAATCAGCCATGGGATCATGTGCTCTATAGCTTCCATTACGAAACTTCCGGCTACAGGAGCAAACAAACCAGAAGAGAATTGATGTATTGATTTGTCTTGCATATTTGTCTTTTTAAATAATAATACTACATTTGTAAATCAAAACCAAAATAACAGTGAATGCGTGAGCCTATCTTGCCTGTGAAGGTGAGGTGGGCTTTTTTATACTATGACTTATCGCTGGTGATCTGGTCAATGATCTTACGGATATCAGACATATAACATTCAAAGTTCTTCGTATAGATAAAACTAACAGTAGTTATCTGCGGAGTTGGAACCGGGTCATATCTTACCTCTCCCAACTGCACCTCTCTGATCTCTTCGTGTGTGCCATCTCCATCAGCGTTCGGTACCGTTTCTGTTGCATTATCGGTTACACCGACAAATATCGACTGTTTGTTACCATTGATTGAAGTATATCTGATCGAATATTTAACGGTCGGAATACTTAAAGAAGTTCCTTCAAAGCTATTTACTTCTGTTGTACCAGTAGCTACAATTTTAATCTCTTCGTTCATAACATTTTAATTTTAAGTTTATAATAAGTTTATTCTTTGTTTTGATTCAAAGCTGAATCCAGCAATTTGAAGAGGGGAAACTTTATATAAGCAAAGAAAATCTGAGCTGATAATCCTCTAATCAAATCAACGTTAGATTCATCTACTTCAACTTCACCTTCAAAATATATTTTCCGGCCTAAATCTTGTTCCTGGATATCACGCGCATTGAAATAAATAGCATTACCTAAGTCCTTGCTTACATCTTTGTAATCAATCACTCTCTCCGTCCCGACAATGTTGCCATCAGAGTCTTTCTTCTCAACCTCTTTCATCAAGACATTGCCTTCGATATCGTTAACCACGATCTTTCTAAAATCTATTTTCATACTCTATATATTTATATTAAACTCCACAATAATTTAAAATCCAGTATGTCCCATCAAAGACAAACATAAATAGGTCTGAGTTATTACCTAAAGTAGCTGACGATAATACTTTGTTTGAGTAAATACTACTTGTTCCACCATAAATAGTTACACTTCCATTCCTTCTACGAACATAGATAAATCGCCCAACCTCTGGATATCCTGGAAGGGTAACATTTATACTACCAGAATTAGTACATACAACAAAGCAATCACTACTATCCAAAGCGATAGATGATGATATAACCCGAGTTCTAAATATTAACCCCTGAGTCATCTTGACGATACCATTAGTAATCAACTTACTATTGATATTGACTGCCACGGTGCCTGCAAGATTTATATTTGTACCGTTCAGATCCACATAGCTATTACCTGATGTAGATATAGATGCTCCACCGTCATTACGAGTTATAGTAATCATCTGAGGTATTATAATAACCTGACCGGAAGAATTTTTCATCGTAATCACAGTAGATAGTCCATCTGAATACAATCCGTTATCTTGAATAGTAAAATACCCAATTTGAGCACCATTCGTTACCGTAATGTTTCCAGTTGTAATTCGACCAGCCGCCAGAGCATTAACTACGATAGCTGTAGCATCAATCAAGTTCGTTCGAATCAATCCACCATTGATAATAGTTTTTCCCTGAGTAGCATACGAAGCCATTTGATCATACGAAGAGTATCCGAGCTTCGTTGCGAAATCATTCTGCAAGTTACGCATAGCGGTAGCGTCCAAGAATCCCTGCGGTCCTTGAGGTCCTTGTGGACCAGTGTCTCCCTTATCTCCTTTAGGCCCCTGAGATCCCTGTGGTCCTTGGGGACCAATAGGACCAATAGGACCAATAGATCCGGTAGCACCAGTAGCACCGGTAGGTCCAGTTGGACCTTGGGGACCCTGCGGTCCTTGCGGTCCTGTATTACCCTTGAAATTTTGCTGTTCAGATGCCGACAAGCCGGAAAAAGTAACCATGCCGGCGATACTGATATCCTGCCCGAATATATTGATAGCACCCGGCTTAATAGTGATTCCAGTTTTTAATTCATCCTTTGTAGGAGTGTCATCAATTGAGCCGGCATCGTAGACTGTGGCAAAGGCAAGGTACCAGGTGACGGGTAAACTGCCACTACCTCCTGCTAAATAGAAATAATTAGTAGAAGAGAATGTACCACTTGAACCGCATTTTACATGAAATGCATATTCCTCCCAGTCGCCAGTCCCGACATTGTTGGTGAGCCATTTTCCTCCCCCACCGTTACCCGTAGAGTTTGTAGCCCACTCAATTCTATATCCAACAGGAACCCATGCAATAAACCGAGTTATAAATACAGCGTTCGCGCGTGTTTGAGTTCCAAAATAGAAGCCACCCAATCCCGGTTCTACAGCCCCAGACGTCGTAATTTTAATTTTATATCCGGATTGATTAGGCAAATTAATATCTGCCGCTCTTTCAACTGCAACCATACCATTACCACTATTATTGTAGGTTCCAATGCCATTCATCCCGCTTCTAAACTCCGGATCACGATAAAGCATCTTCCCCTTACTCATAGCAAGGGCTATCAAACGTGCATTACCCGATACCGTTGATACAAGGTTAATATCCGTCTTGGTCTGAGAGATCTCAGTGCCCTGATTGGATACAACCTGTCCGAGAGCGTCAAAGTCGGTTTGGGAGACTTTGCTTTCAATTAACCCTTTCGTTACTTTTATCTCTGAGTCGGTGTAGGTTTTGGCAATGTAGTTAAGATCTTCGGGGGCTGGGCTCCACGAAACTAACTCATATGTTTCATAAAGTCCTATTCTTGCAAATGGATTATATGCAACATAATAAGTACCTACTATACATTTAACTGGTTTGCTTGTTATTATATAGTCTTTTGATGGTTTTGTGCCAACTAATTGTATACCTTCTGACGTACCATCTTTATACTTAACGTTGATATACATTGTGTTTGTGTTTGGATCAATTTCATAACCGTAATCAACATCATCTATAAACAAAACATAGCGTTTGCTATCGTCATAAACCAATCCGAACATATCTTTTTCTGGAACGCTAGACTCTACATTTAAAGCACCTAAATTGATACCTATGTGTCCGTCCTCTTTGTATTCCATTGCGTATGTAAATCCCGCATCAACAATACGTTTAAAAGAGCATAAGTTCTTAATACCTGCAACTCGCTCGCTTGCAGCAGGAATCCACTGCGTTACTCCTATGTTACCATCAGTAAGAACAGCCCAATGCACTTTTGAACCGAAAGTTCCGTTCGGTTGTTGATAGAGTGACATTGCATACCCTTCTGTATAGCCATTCATTGTAATTTCTTTACTTTCTACAACTCTATCACCTTTAGTTGTAAATCGAGTAATGAAATTATAACCATTGTTAGAATAAATTTGAATCTCGTTAATATTATCTCCAATTGTATAACATAGCGTCAATGTATACTTCTTGCCATTAACTGCTGGAACATCATACCCATATTCTCCAAATCTGTATGATGGATTTGCTCTCTCTGTATAGGCACCCTTTAATAAATTGACATCAGCAACTTTCACCTTACTAACCTCACCCTTCACAGCCAACGTAATCTGTCCGGGCAAAGCCTCCATAATCGTGTCAGTCTCAATCTTAACCTTTTCCCCAACATAAGAATATGAAGCAGAATTGATAGCGTCTATAATTACCCTCTGCTGATCATAATAAGCCTGTTGAAGAGTCTTGAATGAAGCGCTGACCGGTATATTTTCAGGCTCACTTGCCGAATGTGTCTCAAGCACATGATAGTAATCGTTGAAAGCATTCCGATAAGCAACGGTATCAATACCATACCGGGACGCGTTAGCAAGGATGGAATCTCTCTCCGCTTTCAAAGCCTCCATCTCCTGTTTTAACGCAGTCTTTTCAGTCGGGGATATAACACCATCATCTGCCCAAGTATTCAATCTGTCCTGAGCAGCTTTTGCATCGGTTTTGGCGATGTCTATTTCCTTGTTGGTTGACTCAAACTCCTGCTCGATGGTCTTTCCGTTGCGAAGGATGAAGATGCCTTTTAGGAAAGCGTTGATAGAGTATATACCATATCCCGAAGGTTGATAACTTGCGGGAAAATCAGTATCCGTAATGCCTCCCAAATATCCTATTCTCGTTTTCAGATTCCCTTCAAACGTCTTTGAATTAACCCCATCCAATATATCGATCACAGGATGGCCATTTGCGACAGGCTGGACAACAGGAGCAAAATAAGCGTTAGGCGTAGATATATCGACAATCACATTTTTACCGTCATTGAAAATCCGGCCGGCTTCTCCGTTTTGCTCTGAACCGGCAAACAGTTCCGGGGTACTTATCTGGGCACCGTCCTTAAAAGTCAATACATAGCCTTTAGTAGTGTAAGCATACACCACACCACTAACTAAGGCGCTATTAGAGACAGTCCCTATTGTCTTACCTCCTAAATCATATTCCTTCTTCGTTATACTTCCATTTTCAATAGAATAGTAGCTCTTTGAAGTAAACACAAGGAAGCAACCGGATTTGTAGCAGATGGCATCAGTCATGGTATCATCTATGTCATATACGGAGAACTGAGAATCTTTAAGATTCCTAACTTCCAAAGACAGTCTGTCTGAAGATAACATATAATTCCCACTGATACGCATAGCCTTTGTATAGACCATATCCTCTTTATACAGGGTGACAGTTCCGGACTTGTCTATGGCAAACTTGACCATATAATCCCTGCTGCTTTTACTTCCACGCCAACCGATGTAGAAATGATCATCGTCAAAACCAATGTTTCCCTTTTCATAGGTGTAGAAGTTAACACCGGCATCCAAATCGCTTACAGCCATGGAACCGGTAAACAAGTTGTTGATGTCGGAAGAATATCCTATTGCCGATAATGTCCCGGTCGAGTAAATATCAGCTACATAGACATACCCGCCATTCCAGTAGAACAAATCCTGCAATAGGGTAAATTCATAAGGTGTAGCGTTTAGTTTTGTCCATACGGGAGAAGTGAGTAAAGCTGACTTGTAGAAATAAAGGCTGGCTGTACTAAAGTCAGCCGCAACTATCAAGTCCGACTTAAAATACTTTCCATCTGCCGTACCGGCATATATAGTGTGAATAGTCTGCGTTTCATCCTCTACAGTAGCCGGCAAAGACGAATATTCACCCAAACCTTCATTCTGTGGGCTGCCTTCCTCGGCAGATAAATAAATCAAGCTCTGTCGGGCCACATTCTGAGTGTTGCCCATTTGTACCAATTCATCATCCTGTTTAGGAACAACCCCATTAAACTCACTTTTCAGAATCCAAACCTTAGAGCCTTCTGCACGATCAATCTCTACCCAATAGTATTCTACTTCGTTTCCGCTAAAGACTTGGTGTCTTACAAGGTCATGCGCTTGAAATGTTGGCTGATCGTCACCGAAGTCGAGGACGTAATACTCGCCATCTTCCGCCACCTCTACAACCTTACTGTTGCTCTGGCTGATTACCAAGGCACCGTTAACCGAACGTATTTTCTGAATGATCAGTTCAAATACCTTCATCATCTTGCGGACGGTAACGATGTCACATTCCAAAGTCCAGTTACCGGCTTCGTCCTTATAAAGTTTGGCACCTTCTCCTGTAAATCCCGGAATAAACTTCGGAGAAGACATATATTCCTTCAGTATAGCTGCGGCAGCGTTTAATATGCCATCCTCAGAGAGAGAAGCGGTAGGCTCTGCCTGAGATTGGTCCCAACCTGTTTCAATGCCACCACGGATGGTAAGTTTGTAGGGGGTGGTGTCGTTTTGGTCTTTCCGGAGAAAAACCTTTTTCAAAGCCTCCATGTCAACATCCGCAGCAAGCTTAAACGCTACTACATTATCCCTGTTGGTACGTATAAATATAGCTGGATCTTCGTCTGCATTACAGATATAAAATTCTCCTTGATTAAGCCCTTCCAAATGCGACATAGAATCAGGAGAAATGACGGGAGCTTTTGCTTTCCCGTTTTCAATTTCTGAACCAAACCATTGTATTTTGCTTATATTCTTTTTCATGTCAAATTCGTGAAGTATTTATGAATGCCGCTTCGCTTTCTTTATATTTCAACATTTCCCCCTCCTTCGGGTTATTTACGACAAAACCGACAATAGATGCGCTGCTCGCCTGCTCAGGAGCACCGCCAACACCGGAAATAGAATTTTCCTGTGGTTCCAATGCAATAGTCACGAAAAACATTTGGCTGTCTTCCATAACCTGACTTATCTCTGGAACAGAATTCTCGGATCTTACATATCTCTCTCCATTCACATCAAACATAGACACACACAATATCCGGTTAAGATGCCTTCCGAACCAATACGGGACACCACACGAGTTTCCTATTGTAAGTACATACGAATCATAGGGAACAGCATATAACTCTTCTATTTCTTGTCTTTGATTGCGGTATTGTTCATTATCTATCTTTGCGGAATATCCTGCCGGCTTAAACCCCGCTTCCACTCTCCATTCGAATACCTGTTGAGTATCTCCTATCCAGAAGATATTATCAAAAGCAGAATTATTATCTTTGTGTGAATAGCGAATCAGTGCGGTTTCTTCCAGGATATTGGAATCGGAACATACTTCAAATGGCTCAGATTCTTTCCTTTCAAAAGTTATACTATAGACTGAATCCGGAAGTGAAGTAAACACGACATAATACATCATAACAGATGCATTTACCTCATAAGTCTGGAATTGGATATTGGAAGAAGTTCCTTTGATAAGATCGTTAAGAGAGGCTGAAGCTACTTCTCCGTCATCCGCAAATATTTGCAGGAGTATTTTATCAGTTGTATGAAACCTCTGAATGTAATCTACATCGATTGCATATTTGTCCTTAACTGGCGAAAAGAACAATGGGCATATATCACCTATCTTAATCATAGTCCTTTAGTCCGAATTTGGGTTACAAGCCTCTTGACCTGTGTTATCGTAGCAAATATATGAATTAAAAACGTAATTATGAACGATTTCACCTTATTTTATACTCTCTACTATCAAAGTATATTTAGCAGCTTCAGAACGGCCGTAATTAAACTTACCGTCTTTAATATACCCATGATATGTTTCTCCTCCCTTCTCTATAGATATTAATCCTGTGAGATCATCAGGAGCTTTCATATCTCCGGACTCTACTGAAACCTCGCCAACAGTAAACAGCCTCTCTCCTTCCGTCAACTGGATATCCGTTTTCTCGGATACTCCATCAATAACAACGTCACTGTTACCATCAGAAGACGCAAAGTCCAATGTGTTGGTAAATGCACCAATAAACTTCCGGTTAGCCTCTATCATATAACGTGGAGAGTATACAGCATTAAACATTGTATCGGGACTTATTACCCCGGAAATGGATGGACCACCATTTATCTTACGTATAAGACGGTATCCGCCATCTATTGAAGCAAGCCTTGCATTAACAAAGAATACATCATTGTCGCTGTCACTATCCGTAGTATCCTCTCCCCTTTTCTGAACCAAAAACTCTATTCCGTATGCGTCAGCCCGAAACGGACTTATCAATTCCAAGGTATTCTCAGTCAAGGTCACTCTGGTACTATATTCATTTGTGAAATGAAATTCATCACGTCCGTTCACACTGTCATAATCCTGCTTGTCATAACCGGACCGTACCCGGGAATAAATCAATGCAGAATTTACGTTGTATTCAAACGATTGTATATTGTCACCAAAATCTTTTACTATGTTTTTTGAAAACAAGCTACTTCTATGTACAAATGTAACCTTGTCTTCCCCTATTACAGGAACAAACCCAAATTCCGCATTCATCCAATCAACAAACTTTGTATATGAACAATACAATTTAGCATTCTTCAGACCTCTCGCACTCTCAGCAGGCACTATCATGCATTCATCCAACCTCTTGTCCACTCCTGAAGCGATCTCGCCTGTAATTCCTTCCTGCCCTCCATTTATACTTTGAAGAAGCCGGTTTAGAAGCTTGACAGGCGTAACTATATCAATGTTAACCGGTATTATTCTTGCATCCCAATTTAGACTAATATAAGGGTCCCGGATAGTCAAAGTCATGTTATATGCCGAACCATATCTTATAAAACAATAATCCCCTTCAAGCAATGTTATATCTTTCATATATGAAAGTATAAATATGGTCTCAGGATGTTCGTCGTTAATAACAGTTCTGGTAAGCTCTGTTTCATTCCCATCTGCTCCGATTTTTACCAATGTCATAGACAATGCCTTATTTGCCGGAACATTAAACGAGATAGAGACACTTAAGAAGCAGGTAATATTCCTTTCCGCCCTGAAAAGGAAAGTGTCTTTACCACCATCAGATACGTTCTGCTGAAAAGTATCCCCATAGGTTATATATCCGCCTATTGAGGTCTCGCTTGATTTTACAGCCAACGGAAAGTATTTGGACTTTAATGCTGCCTGTATTTCAACCGATACATCCGTTGAATCCTCAATGCTATTCCCGGCAACCAACCAGTTTACATTTTGGTTCATTTCTATACCGTCATAGTACAAGTATTTGCCTTGTGTAATTTCGCTCACAGCATATTCATACTGTGTTCCCTTTTTAGCTTTTATCAATGCGGCCAGGCTGTCATCTACAGCACTGATAGATATGGTATTCCCATTATCTTGAAATGTGGAGAAATCTAACGAACACCGGAATCTTTCATTCCATAACCAGCTATTATTTCTTGTGTAAAACACCACACTCGCAGATGCTTGCAGATATTTATCCCGGAATACGCGTTTTAATAAATTATATGCAGCATTAGAAAATTCAAACTTTGTAGAGAACGATCTTACGACTCCATCATAATCCCCCCTCTTAAAAGAAGTGGTTATGTCATCCCAATTGACCAGGTTATCCGTTACCTGATACGAGTATCCATCAACTAACAACTCACATTTATAATACATATTATTTTCTTTTTAATGATTTCAGACGCAAATCAACATCATCACACATCCTCTTTACCATATAGGCATATTCCTTTGCGGAAAATGAATCCGGATCAATATGCATATTGAAATGTTGCATTACGGCCACTCTTTCTCTCACAAAGTAATCCCTATCCATAATAGCCGACTTAGGGAGGTCGGATTGTTCTGACATGATCTTATCCACCCGAAATCTACTGTTAGATAAAATAGCTTCAATCCTGCTGCATATCTTATTGTGATCATTAGGATCAAGACTATATCCTATATCATTAAGAATCAAACAAACCGTAGACCACTCCTTCTCTTCAGTAAGGTAACGGCAGCAGTTCATCAACTGTATCTTTATCACAAGGCTGATAATTTCATTCTTCTTAGAAACTTCAGCCAATATTCCCTTCTTCCCAACTATAGACATATATTCATTAACCAATCCGGACGCCGCTTTCTGCTTTTCATCTTCACTATAATCTCCTTCACACACGGCGTCCGAATTTCCACAAAATACATCTATGAATCTTCTGAGGGATATTCTATCAAGATCTGTGTATATCATATTAAATACGATTTGATATATTTCTTAGCTCGGCTTCTTTTGCAGCCTTCTTCTGGTATTTAGCCATCTTTTCAAACGAACGGTTTAACGACTGCATCTCACGCTCCAACTTTCTATAATCATTATTCACATTCACAGTAATAGGCTCACCCATCCTCTCGGCATCCTTCATCAAAGCACCTATGTCTGAACGCAAGTTCATGCTGCGATACAAAGCTAACCTGTCAAAAGGAGGCAGGAAATCACTGCGCCTCTCTATATCTACATCGGGAATAACCTTTGCCCGACGCGGCAAATCAATCAAAGTAGGAACATTAGGAGTTATATAAGCTCCCCTGTCAGTTACAACAGCTTCATGTTTACCTCCATCTCCTACAATAGCTAACCCACCGGGATGGTTATCTGTACCCTTAGCATATTTGGGAATAGGCTGAGCAATAATAGTCGCAAGCTGGGCAGCTCCCAATGCTCCAACCAATGCAGCCAGAACCATATTCGGGAGGGCCCTTGAAACAGCCAGTGCAGTAGCTATGATAGATTGACTGATCGCATTAGCCTTCTCCCATTTGGCCTGTTTCTGCTGGAGAGCCTCTTTCTTTTTCTCCAGTTCTTTATTCTTATTCGCAGTAGTTTGTTCTGCCGCTCTTTTTCTTGCTTCAGCTTCTTCTTTAGTGATGACACCAGAGTTTTCCAACTTTTCAATTCTCTCCAGTTCTTTTTCGCCAGCTTCTTCATTAGCTTCCTGTTCCTCTTCCACACGTTTTATCCTGGCATCATAAATATCTGTCATAATAGAAGTAATTCCATCTTGTATCTTTGCAAATGAAGACAACACAAAGGATAATTTGCCTTTGTCATCGAGTTTGCCCCAAAAATTAAGTACACTGTCTCCTGCATCATCCATTTTTGCGGTAATTTCTCCTATGATATCGCCCAGAGCATTAAATATATTGGCAGAGTCCCCCAAATATTTATTGGCAGATGAAGATAAATTGCCCAAAGAATTATTAAAATCATCCGCCCATCTTTTCCCAGGATTATTTTCATCATTATCCATGTCATTACCAAAGTCCTCAATCTGAGCCTTAATCTTATCTATTCTCCGTTGAATCTCATCAACCTTCTCTTGAGGGAGGTCAGAAGATAAGGCCAGTTCTGCCTCCGCTTCTTTCAATAAAAGCTTTAACTTTGCTTCCCCAGATTCTTTAGTGATTCTATATATCCCATCCCTATACTGTTTTTCGTTTATTTCCCCTTGTTTATATTGTTTATTTAAAGCATTAATCTCCTTCAAGGAATTTGTATCCAATATATCAAGTTCCCTGTCGGTACCTTTTTTTATCAACCCTAAACGCTCTGATATATTATCTTGAATTATAGATGAAAATCTTGCATCATATTTTTTATTAATCAATTCTACATCTTCACCTCTCCTTTCCGCTTCACGGATTTCCTCTTCACGTAAGATTTCATTCATCCTTAGTAATAAATCGAGTTTATATTCAAGCTCTTTTTCCGAATTGTTTTTAATAGTATCCAGTTTTAATTCAATGCTTCGCTTTTCTAAATCTGATTCATACTCCTCCCTTTCCAAGTCATATTTTTCATTAATATCTCTGATATTTTTATTTTTCTCTTCTTCATATTGGGATCTTAACTGATTTTCTTTGGCTGAATATCCTTTTATTTTATTGATATTCTCTTTATAAGTATTTTCTACACTGGCAATCTCTGCTTTTCTACGATCCTCGATTAGAGCTATTCTGGTTTTAGTCAATTCACTCTCTATGTTCTTCATGTAATTTGCATATTCCTCAGCCTCCTTTTTATTAGCGTCATTGGAATCATTTACCAAAGCGTCTACGTCAATACTCTCAGACATACCTTTAAGAGCTTTATCGTAATCACTCAAACTATCTTTTGCATTTTCCCATTGTTTTTTTGCATTTAATGTTATTGTTTTTTGTAGATCACTATTATTCTTGCTAAGTTCGTTTTCCGATCTTAAATATGAAACATAAGCATTTCTTTCTTTAACCCATGCCTTATATCTCTGGGCTGCAATTTTAGTCATTTCATCTAACTGTGCACGTGCTATCGCAGAAGCCACCAACTCTTTTCTCAATTGCATATACGCTTCTTTAGCCTCTCCAGCTAATATACTTTCTTTCTTCATATTACCTAAATAATCAGGTGACATCTTCTGTAACGCATTAGCTGCTGCAAGACGTTCCTTCATAGATTTATTTGTATCTTGAGTTGTTTTATAAAGAAGATCTAGCTTAGTCGTTTCTCTAGATATATCTTGAATTCCTTTTTGCCTAGCTATTAGCAATTTATTTTCATAGTCAATCAAGTCCCCTGTGACTTCTTTCGCTTTAAATAAGTTTTCTATCCAATTCATTATATCCTTTCCATACACAGATAACAATGTAATACCTACTACCAATGCTGTTTGCCAATTAAGGATAGATTTAGTTAGTTGTTTCCATACGGGAACCCCTTTCTGACCGGATTCTTGCAAAGCCTTAAACTCATCTCTTGCACGTTTTATTTCATTAGCCATTATAGGCAAGTTATTAGAGATAGCAAGAAAGAAAGTATTCCATCCTACTGCTAATGAAGGCAACTCTCTGGCCACTTGCTGGACAGATGCGTTTAATCCATTCCAATGTGATGTATAGTTACCTACATTTCTTTGATAATTACCCATTTGAGCGTCAATGGCCTTTAATTCATCTTTTAGTTGCTTAATCTGCTTTATTAAACCGACTCCTTGATCTCCTTGTCTTTGAGCTTCAGACAAATTTCTAAATCTATTTTCTAATTGTACTACTGCTGCGCTCATTTCATTATAGCTCCCGGCTGTAGAAACCATGGCTTTTGAATGTGCATTCAGAAGAGATGTATACTGTTTATTCTGCTGTACAAGATCTCGTTCTTTAATTGTAAGATCTGATACTTTATTCAAATATTCTTGTTGGCTTATTATACCCTTAGATAGTTCTTTTGATAGTTCAGATAGCTCTCTCCTTATTTCATCAAGCCTGATTTTATTAGCAGACAGCCTTTCATTTAGTTCTTTTGCTTTATTATCATAAGAAGTTACGGTATTTAGAATCTCCGCATAAGCACTACTTGTCAATGAAATAGATGAACTTGCGGATTGCATGGCTTGAGCCTGCCTTTGAGTAGTTTGAGCATTATCCTTTTGAGCTTCAGATGCGATTTTTAAAGCATCAGAAGCCTTATTTATTGCACTTGTGAGAGAATCAAACTTTCCTGATAAGGATGACAATGATAAGAATTCTTTCATATTCTTATTTAGATCATTTAAAATACCCTTGTATCTACCTTGTATATCAGACAGTTTATTCTGAGTAGTAACTAATTGGTTCATTATATTAGTATACTTCTCTGTTTTATCCGCTAATTCCTTAAGATCCCCCGGTTTTACTCTGAGACCTCCTGCCAAATCTTTGGTAAGATTCACATAAGCCTCTTTGGTTTCATTAAATTTAGCAATCAGGCTAGTTAATTCATCAAAAGCTTTTTTATCAACAATATCCGTTATTTTAAATTCATTCGCCATAATTTAAAATTTTGTATCGTGCCCCTTCACACGATGGTTATTACTTCTTATTCTAATAAAATACCAATTCAACAAACGTCCCATAGAATTCAATACCTTCCGGTAGAAAATCAAAGGTTCCGTCTTTCTTTTCGTAAAGCACATACACAGAGTGATCCATCTTGGCAGCTATGCGTGCAAGACTTCGGACTCTCTCTATATCCTGCATCCTTTTTTTATTATCACACCAACAGCTCACAGTATACCGAATTTTGCATAATATTCCCGTAATGCGGGATTCATAAAATGAACCATAAAATGCCCCAATGCTTCGGGCCCTACGGCCAGTATTATACTGCCGTATTTCTTTTCAATATCATCCCCGAAAGAGACCCCGACAGATTCTATCCTCAATCCGTCATTAATGGGGATAGCAGTAATAGACGAGTAGTAGTCACCCCGAATTTTGAGGTTTGGAGTTTTCATGTCACGCGGTGGCAAGAACAGATAAGAAGGAGCCGGAGGTGTCTTTTCCATCTTCCACTTCATATATCCTTCAGCATTATGAAACCATCTGCCGGCATCTTTCGAATTAAAAAAAGGGTCATTGAGATATGTCGGCCTTAAAGGCTTTCCACGACCATTCACCCCTGAATACAATTGTTGCCGGATAAAGTCCTGCACCAAATCAGCATTACTCTGAATTGTGTGTTTTACAACTTTCTCAAGTCCTCCAACAAACAGTTTAAAATTATCAGCCGCATCGCTTAATGTTGCCATATCCCATGTAATTTAAAAGGGGATGAACTAATAAAAATCCATCCCCTTCACACTGTCAATCAATCAGTTTACCTTTATCCGGAATCAAACCCTTAATCCGGTCGTAAATATCACCCAGTATCTTTTCCCTTTCAAATTCTTCCCTATCTAGGAAAAATAACTTTTTGTGAGTATCGATAAAGTCCTTTCGTTTCCATTTCACGACTTCATTTTCTATGAAGTTCACACCTTCTACAACCATGTTATATCCTATTTATAAGTTAAACGCTTGCATCATACGCCTCTTTCTGCTCAATACCGATAATGTCTTCCTTCTGGAGCTCCGATGGTTTCTTCAAAGAAGGAGTGCCTGTAGCAGTAACGGTCAACTCACCATTAGCATAGGATACTGCTGATACGCCTCCGTCGAAAGATTTTCCGGCACTCTTGGAAAGAGCGTCCGCATAATACCCCGTAACATTAAGGCCTCCGAAGTGCTCAATCAACTTATACTTATTCTCTCCCACTTTCACCAGGTCAACAAACACAAGCCCTTTCAGTGCTTCCACTACATCAAACTTCAGGGCCATGATGTCTGCCGTCTTGATGTATTTCTCGTAATCCTTAAACATCAGGTTTACGATCAGATTAGCTTCCTGGCCGGAAGAGTCCCAATCCTGGCCGCTCGGATATACTCCCGAAAGCGGAATACCACTCAATCCCGTAGTATCACGATTCGTTCCGAACAATACATTGTCTTCATCAACAATTACCCCGTCAAATTCCACGCCTTTTGCCATCATAAGATTGGCTTTAAGGCTGGCATCATAATTATCCAAAGTAAGCGCCGCTGTATACGCCGAATAGCCGGTGATTTTATTGCCACCATAGCCGGTTGCATTTACATTGGCTTCACCACCGGTAGGCGCAAACTCCTCAACCGTCTTTATCGGATAAATACGGTTGGGCCGGTCTGCATGACACAGCTCTTCTAACTTATCTGCGGTCAGTCCGTTAGGGATTTTAAAACCACGTGGAATAAGGATTACCGCTTTTATCTTTCCGGGATCAAGAATACACTTCGATCTTCCGGTATTAAAGTCTTCCTGCCCCTTACATTCTCTAAATTCTATCGCCATAACACTTCTCTTTTTTTAATGTGATCTGCAAATTCTTAATATTTATCCCGTCGATATAATCTTTGAATGGCTTTCCGTCCGGGCCTGTCACTCCTACTTTGCCGTACCGGTAATTCTCAACATATATGTGCGGGATACTTTTTACATAAGCTATATCAAACGCCGGCTCTTTACCGATCTCCTTGATCAATATCTCGTAAATAGGTCTGAGACATTCGGCGAATGATATACGCGAACGTTCTTCGTTGGTATATGAAGGCAATGTATTTACGACAAGGAGTATATCCAATGACATTTTCCCTTTCTCGCCGGTCCTGTCCTCTTCGATCGGAGAATAAAGGAATATGGCGGGATATTTTAGCTTCGCAGTATCATTTGATTTGCTCCAAACTAACAACTGGTCAGAAATGTAGCTCCAGTCTCCAAACATATACGAGATATGTTTGCCATACTCCTTTGAGACACGCTCTACTATTTCCCTGAATACATCCGTTATTACTATCATAAGCCAAACGAATTAATCTCTTCCAGCATTGAGCGGTCAAATGAAAAACCGTCATAGCTGTCATCCTTGCATAAGAAATCAAGCAAATCATTATTCATCTCAACCATTTCATTCCATGCCGGAATAAGTACCACATTGGGATCGGCATGGTCTTCATCATCAGAACTGGTTGTGCCCACATCGCTTACATGCACATTGTTCCTTCTCACAAAGAAAAAGAACACATAATTTGCGATAGGGCTTTTACCATCCTTGGTTAGAAACTCTTTTAGCCTTTCCCATTTATCAATCTTATCTTCCCCGTCTGCCTTCATGTAGTTTATGAATTGACGGCACATATCCCTTCCCAACACCAATTTCAGATACTCTTTTTCATACGTATCAATGAAACTGTCAAGATAGTCCTTCATTGCAGTACGGGTAATTGAAGGAGCCCCCGTATCCACGTTCAGTCCATCTATAGATGTTGTCCCCTTAAAGTATGTACCGTCAATTATCATATGCTACTCTTTTAATTTATTATCACCCGGTTTAACGAACAGTTCTTCACAGCCGAGCTCTTTTGCATCCTGCATCAGGTTATTCGGCACCCGGATCTTTCCGTCCTTGAAAAACTTACTTGCAAGGGGCATATTCACACTCGTTTTATCCCCTTTCTTAAAGAAGTTAACGTCTTTAATGAACTCAACCTCGTACTGCTTATGCAGGTCCATGTTATACTCTTTTCCCATATTTATCCAACTTTATGTTTAACCACCAACTGAAGGAGAAATAGCCTCCATTACTGTAGCAAATGAATCACTCACAAATGCAGTCTTATACTGCGCCTTTACATAGGCCATCAATCGTTTTTCACCGATCATGGTCACAAGGTTCTTCGTGAAGTCGTCGTTCTCCCAACCGAAAGTAATAGATAACTGAACCAGGTCGCGAATATTCAGGTAATTGAAGTCACCGATACGGAACTTACCCTGCTCGATAACAGTAGACGTTTCCACCGCAAGTCCTCTGATCAGTTCATCACCAGCACGGAACGGCCGCAGGTATTGTCCGTTTGCATCCTTCTCAAGCTGCATCATAGCATAATCGATTGGATTCATCAAAACAAGATTAGGACGATAATTCATCTTGCTTGTAGAAAGAATCTGTGTATATGCCGCTACAATGGCATCATACATATTAGGGGACTTAGCTACTTTGAATCCGGTAAGCGAGAATGAAGGAAGATCCTTAAATACACCTGTAATCTGTCCGTCCGCTCCGGTACCAGAAATAATACCTTCCTCTTCTGTAATACCGATACGGTTAATGATTTCCGCTCTGATTTCTGCTACCAACTGAGGTAAATCAGTCAATGTTTCCTCTGTCAGCTTTACAGTCAACGCAACCTTACCGGCAGTAATGCTCTTTTCTGAAAGCGTTGCATCCATATTAGGTTTCAGGCCACCTTCAGGTACCCATTTGGCATCACCTTCTCCCGGCTTGAACTCAGCATAAGTCAACGAACGCGTACTGATGCTTGCCACGTTTGCGTATCTTCGAATAACTGTTTCAGCTTTCGGATCTACAGAAAGAGTAGTATCTACCGTATTGTTATAATGCAGTGCAATGCCTGTACTGGTTACTGTAGAAACAGATTTGCTGTCCAACACCAGATTAATACTCTTCTTATAGCCGGCAGATGCTTTACACGCCCCTTTCAAGTCAACTACCTTGGCACCTTTCTCAACCGTGATAAAGTCCTTCAGTTGTTCCTCAATCTGTTTATCGATGCTCTTAAGAGCAATCTCACCGTTCCCGGCCTTTTCCGTAGCGGCCTTGATCCGGATAAGGCTTTCCTCGATACTGTTGATGGTTTCATCAAACGTTTTCTTGTCAACCGCACTTTCGCCATTCTCTTTCTTGAAATCGCTGATCGATTTTACCGCTTCAGTAATAGATGTACGCAGATCCTCAATCTTCAGTTCATCGTTAAGGTAAGACTTGATCTTCTCTCCTATCTCCTTATCGATAGAATTAGCCAAGGCGCTGTCCATCTTCTCCCATACTTTTTTGTCATCCTCAGACATTCCATTTGTGTCAATAAGGTCCAAAAATCCTAATTTCATAAGCAATCCTGTTTTAGTTTTAATTTATTAAACATGGACTTCTTACCACGTACGTCGGCTTCCTTTGCTGGCGGATTGCTTTCCGGCCTTGCAGAAGCAAGTGACATAGCTTTAGCAATGATCCTTTGTAACTCTTGTTGTTTTATGACGTTAAGCCCTTTACATAAGACGTCGATATCAGATACCAATTCACAATATCGGTCTTGGTAATCCTCCTCAGACTTTAATCCCAGATACTCCGTTTCACCATTAGCACCGATTGAGACAACAGAGATTTCATAAAGGACAACCTCTTTTACGATCAGACAATCTCTTCCTTCATCCCACTCACATTTCTCCCACACGTATCTATATCCAATAGAGAACTGGTTCAGTGTTCCGGATTCAAGCTGTGTCAAAGCCTGGTTGCCTCGTTCTACATCATCAATTACGGCTTCAAAATACAACCCCTTTTCATCCTCACGCAAAGCCGTCAACCGACCGATGGGTTCACTCATATCATGCATCCACAGAAAGATAATCTTGTCGTTGGCCGCACTTTCCGGTCCCCTGTCTTGGATACTTTTTGAGAAGCATCCTTTTATAAGCATATCTCCGCTCTTGTCTATGTTGCCAAATATGGCAGCATATCCTGAGATCTTACGGCTTCCGCTGTCAATGGACAGATCCTTTGTCTCAAACGAAAAGGATTTAGTCTGCTTCCCGATTCTACCTTTATATTTATTCTTCGTTTCCATAATCTCCCTTAGGTTTTTCAGGATCAATATCTATATATTCAGCTAATACGCTTCTTCCCTCGTCTCCGGTAATAAGGCCGGCCTGTTTCCCCTTAATCATGGAGTCCATCACCCGTTGCAGAACCTCCGATGATTTACTCTTATCCGCCTGCAAACATTCTACGTGTGAGAAATCAATCTTCATAATTGTACCTTCCGGGCAAACATTCTCCGTAAAAGCCTCAGCTATTATCTCTGCATTAGGTATAATCAAGTCCTGGTAACCGGCACGTTTAGCCGATTCCTGGTTCTCAAACTTACTTTCATTAAAAAGGCTCGGGTTAAGACCGATAGCATTAGCGATCTTTTCAGTACACCTCTTATCCTCTTCATGAAGTTTCAACTGGTCAGAATTATAATTCAAGGGAATCCATCCCAATTTAGCACGGGAGACAGCAATCTGGAACTGACTTTTCATCAACCCGTACTTCCGCTTGAATCTATCAAGAAGTGATTTCTGTTCGGTTGAATTCAGCGAAGCATTACCTGTCTCACTGTTATCGTTATTGTAAATGATCCCTTTGGGGCCTCCATTCGTTATCAGGGAATTACTTGCCTGCATAGAAGCCATCCAGTTAGAAACAGGGATAGACAAACTGTCTACGGCCGTACCGAACGTTATCTCATCACCTTCATTGCAAGGGATATGGATATCACTGTCGTAAATGATAAAATACTCCTCCTTGTTAAGGACCTTTTTCTCGGTTCCACACTCAACGTACGCCTCCTTGACTATTCCGTCCAGATCTACCTGGTCCAGAGATTTCCCGGTACCGGTCAGATGGAAATGCGTGGGATGGATGATCCACATCGTACGAGGAATGCCTTTCTTAAAAATACGGTTGGTATATATAGGGCAGTATCCATATGTCCGGAGGACCATTTCTATTTGAGAGAAGAAGGCGATGGAATTTTGAAGCGGATTAGGTTTCTTAAACAAGGCGGTCAGCTTCGGATCTGTGACATCGTTACCCTCTGAGTCTGTCAGGTAAACCCTTCCGTTTGCAAACATGGCTCCCACCTTCCTTATAACGGTAGCGAACGGAGTACAATACAACAAGGCGTTTTCTTTATCCATGGCTTGGGACATGTTAAAGTCCGTCTTCCAGATGGCACCTTTAGAATCAAAAAGATTGGTAAGATAGAATATATCATTACCTCTCTTCTCAACCACATTAACCTTGTCGGTCATATTCATTGCCTTTTTTGAAAACCAGCTACCCATATATGCAAAAAGAGTGGATACACCCAAAGGCGTACCCACTCCCGTTTTTATGTATTTTCGTTCTTTTATGATTTACGGTAGCATATACCTTTATATGCCGTGGATACTCTCCACTGCAAATATAGATAATATTATTGATTATTTACCTAAATCATTCTTTTTTTATCTATAGAAATTACGATTTTTATTTCATTTAACAGATTGGTTTATAATAGAATTAAGTAAGTAAACGAACAAAAACAAGAATATTATTAACAAATTAAATGTAACTGTTACTTACTGAGATACTGACTAAAAAAATAAAAAGGTTTGGGTCCCTTACCATCCAAGTGTGCTTAAAAACATGTTCTATTATTATTATATTTATAACAAATATGTTATATTTGCACCCGTAAACAAATGCTCTTTGAAATGAAAACAACAGAGTTCTTAAAGAAGGCTGCAAAGATAGGCTGCTATTTCGTGAGTCACGGCAAAGAACACGACGTATGGTACAGTCCGAAAACGGGGAAATACTTCCGAGTGGGCAGGCATGGTTCGCAAGAAATAAAAGGCGGCACTCTTAACAGCATGATGAAAGATGCGGGTCTTAAATGACCCGCACATTTGTTTACCGGAATTATAAAATAAATGGAATATGAAAACGGTTGCTATTGTTGAAATGTGGGACGACAAGACAATAAGTGTCTATGTTCCGGAATTTGACGGTTTTAACTTGAACGGTCAAGGGAAAAGCGTTGATGAAGCAAAACGATCACTACATGAATGTATTGATGACTATATTACCATGCTTAAAGAGCAAGGTAATGAAGTGCCAGGGGAACTGAAGAATGTAGAGTTTGAGTATAAGTATGATATAGCTTCATTCTTTGATAATTTCAAGTTTATAAGCGTATCTACTTTCGCAAAGTATGCAGGCATTAATCCCTCTTTGATGCGCCAGTACAAGCAGAGGATAGCGTTTGCTTCCGAAGCACAAAAAGCTAAGATAGAGGAAGCAATACACAGGGCAGCGAGAGAAATGCTGGCGGTACAACTTTAATTTTGGCATTTGTTTACACGAGACCTCTTTGGAGGCATATTCAAGGCGATGGAATTTAGGTTCCATTGCCTTTTTTATCAGTTAACAGATAAGATATAAAAAAGGCCGGGAGCAATCCCGGCCTGAAAAAAAGATATTAGTAAGATTTATATTGTTCAGATACTTGATACTCTTTACCCTCATAGGTAAATGTCCAAGTGAATATAGGAAGGTAAACATACCTCATCTGACCACCAAGATTAGTTGATTGCCCTGACTTAAGAGAGCCCAGTTTAGAGGCTTCGTCAGTGTATAATACGATGCTTCCTGTTGATCCATCTTTTACCTCAAACTTAGTAAGAGATATCTCTTTAGAACTTGTGTTGGTTATGTAACAATACACAGACCCTGTTATATAACCATTAATGGAGACAATAGATGAAGAACCTATTCTCAGATCCATAAAATCGGAAATCTCTGCTGATACAACTTCGCAAGTAGCAGTATGCCCACTATCTTCTGTAGTTATTGTTATCGTAGAAGTGCCTTCCTTCAATGCTGTAACCTTTCCATTATTGTCTACAGAAACAATGTTGGGTGCAGAACTGCTAAATTTTACATTTTTATTCTCTGCATTTTCAGGCAAAATAGAATATGTTAATGTGTAATTTTCTCCATTCAATATCTTAATAGAGGATTCAGTAAACTGAACTCCTTTTACTGAAGGAGGCAAAACATTCACAGCACACTGAGCTTTAAAGTTCCCATCATTAGTAGTGGCAATTATGTTACATGTACCTTTTGCCAATGCAGTCACCAATCCGTCTTCTACCTTTGCAATATTAGGATCGCTGGAAGACCATTTGATACTTTTGTCCTTTGCATTTTCAGGAGATACAGTAGCTGTCAGAGTAAATGACTCGCCGGCTTCAATAGATTTAGTTGTTTCATTCAATGTAACTCCTGTAACCTTAATAGGATTCACTTTAACAACACATTTGGCGGAGGTATCACTTCCTTTGACTTTGACTGTAATAGTACATTCACCATCGGAAACGGCTGTAACCTCGCCATCTGCATTAACCGTTGCTATAGTTTTATCCGAAGACTCCCATTCCACTTCTTTGTTGGTAGTATTTTCAGGTTCTATCGTATACTCCAAACGGAATGATTCACCAGTAGTCATCGTCTTTTCATTCTCAGATAGTTTGATACCCGTTGCCTCAATTGGAGTTACAGTAATCTTACATATATCTTTTAACCCTAAATTAAAGGAAGATACTGATATAGTTGCTTCTCCAACGGCTTTGCCATAAACAACTCCATTTTCAACAGTTGCAATTGTTTCATCAGAAGAATTCCATTCATATTCGGGAGCGGGTAAATCTGCTGGCGAATGGCTGACAGTAAGAGTTATTTTCTCACCAATCTTTACTGAAGCTTCACTTTTAGAAATTTCGATAGATTGTACAACAGGTTTGTCATCATCACCGCAAGAAGATAATGACAGAACAGAAACAATAGATAGTAACAATAAAATAGTTCGTTTCATGAATATAACATTTTAATATTAAAAAATATTGTGCAAAATAATTAAATAGATACATACTTACCAAGTTTTATCCGAATTATTTTTTGTATTCAACTAAAATATCTATCTTTGCAGTGCTTAACATATTTATAATCCTAACAAATGCAAGCGGAGCTTGCATTAATCATGCGAGCATTTTTTATGCTTGTACTTAAAATATTTGAGGTATTACTATACCCCCGTGGCAAACTGTAATGGAATGTCAGCATTTGTTAGGAATGTGTTAAGCAGCGGGAAAGATGGTAGTACCTCTTTTTTATTGTTTATGCTTAACAGTAATCCTAACAATCAAAATCAAACAAATAATAGTAGTTTGATGGCGACGTTAATCCACGATACGGATAGAATGAGTTCACTTGAAATTGCGGAACTTACAGGGAAAAGACATGATGCTATTTTACGAGACATCAGGAACTTACTTAAACAAGGAGTATCTGCCCACAATTTTGTGGAGACATCCTACAAGCAGCCTCAGCCAAGAGGAGGATATAAAGAACTCCCTTGCTTCGAACTCACTAAGAAGGGGTGTTTAATTTTAGCTTCTGGTTATGACGCGATACTCCGTGAAAAAATCATCGATAGATGGGAATCACTTGAAATGGAGAAACGCAAACCTCAAACTCCGAAAAACTACTTAGAGGCACTGAAAGCATTAGTATCATCGGAAGAAGAGAAAGAACGTTTGGCTTTAGAAGTCCAACAAAAGCAAATCACTATCGAATTACAAGAGAAGGAAATCAAGCAAGCAGCCCCGAAAGTTAACTACTACGATAACCATTTGCAATCGGTCAACACGCTTACCTCCACACAGGTGGCTAAGCAAATAGGCATGGATACGGAGAAGCTTCACAGGAAAATGAAAGAAATAGGTATCCTTTACAAACAGTCCGGTCAATGGTTACTATATTCTCCTTTCTCTACTTGGGGACTTCATGCTACAAGGACGAAAACATATACCCGTAACGACGGATCTATAGGAACGAGCGTTTACACAGTATGGACCACTAAGGGGCTACGTTTCATCCATGCCTTGAACGAATGTGGATGGAACGTCAAGAAAGCAATTAAGCAGATTAAAGGAGAATTCGAACCCGCTGCATAATAATTAACCACATATTATTTCTGTTTTGCTCACCTTGTTTATAAGGTGAGCAGACCTCTAACACCTTAGAATTATGATAGAGATTATATTAATATTGGTTTGTCTGTACACAGGTTACAGGCTTACACGGAAGAAAGGAGAATCATTCTTCTACAACGATTGATTATATATAACGCTTCGACTACCAATCAGGCGAACATCTCTGTTAGGGGATGAACACCCCGGGAGCAATACGGCTCCTGGGATCTCGACGAAGGAAACGAAATTAATCTAAATGAAATTCTAAATAAAAAGCTATATGGAAACTTCAAAATATACCAATATGGACATGGTATTGCTGAGCCGTGTCGTATCACTTACCGACGATATCCTTAGAATGCACAAGGAACTCAATGAACTCAAATTGATCCTCAATGAACGGACAAAGCAAGCTGAAGCAAAAAGTAGACGCAATGTGTTCATGAAAATAGAGAAAAAAGGACGGTAGATATGATGAAGGGAGAGTGTGTTTTGCTCTCCCTTTATTTATGGTATCTTAAAAATAGAACCAAATTTCAGTGGATGGTCAGAAAAATCACGGGGGTTATAATTTTACTACATGAAAAATAAAACAGAAAGGGATCTTACATAAAATTATAGAAAGAGAGATCTTATTTTGATTCCATTGCCATTATTGCATCCTTTATAGCATTTACATACTCTAAATGGGAACTTCTTGATATCAAATGAATGTAAATATTCCTATCTGCCTTAACCTCAATAGGAGTATTTATCATGTTAGTAATTCTATTCGACGATATATACTTATCGAACATTCTTGAAAACAAAGTACTTCTAAATTTTTGAGGAGTTAATCCTTGGTCTCTTCTTAAAATATCATGTATATCATCACAGTAGAAATATAATATTATGTTTTCATTATCGTTAAAAACTTGACCTATGACATTTGATATTTTCAGAAGTATTCCAATATCAGTCGGATTATCCCCTTTTATTCTTTCCAGTGTAACATCTGCTATTTCTATATCATCTCCAAGCAGATCTCTCACTTCACAAGGTATTACTTCCAAGTCAAAAGGAGATATTATTATTCGATATTCATCACCTAATTGAGAACTAATAGAAACGGAAATATCCATCTAATAAATTTATGCATTAATTTTTATAGTGCAGTCCTTTTTATTGCGTAATTTTTCCTGCTGAGATAATTTCCTATCTCTCAGCTTATTTACAAAGTCTAATAGTCCTTTGGAAGGATTCTCTATTACCAATGTTTTTTGTGTATAGGTAGAAGCTTTCATAATCTATAAATATAATTACGCTACATTGTAGTGTTATTATGTTGCAAATATAAGCAATCAGTCAGTATCTCACGCTAAATCATCACTATTTTTACCACCAAAGCTATGTTTTTAACTAATATCAACATGATTATCAGCTAAATCACATCTATTATCATATAGAACAGAACTAATAAGAGGAAGGTTCATAAGGGGCCGGAACTTCTTACGTGAACCGGCTCAGAAAGCGTGTAAAGGGATATATCCTATTTATACGTTTCCTGAGAGTAAAGAGAGAACCGGCAGATCAAACAATTACTGATTATTCCTAATTGTTCTTGCAACTACCGAAGCCAAAGCACTCAGGCAATTAATCCCTTCATAGCTCTCTTTACCATTATAATCCATCACTGAATCCATAAAAGAAAGATATTCAGGATAATCATCATAATCACTTCTAAATTTAAATCTCTCTCTTATAAATTCTTCATTTGCAGATATTCTTTGGTCCATATTCGCATATAAGCTGGTAGCCCGCACATTATCCATCCATTCCCGCACATCTCTTGCAAATTGGAAATATGATTTATGACTTTCAAAAACAGTACTGACAGGTGCCCATTCTTTGAGTTTCTCTTCCATTAATCCGGCATCAAATCCATCTCTAAATAAAACTCCGTCGATAAAGACCTCAGTTCCATAGACTGCATGTATCATTATAAACTTACCATTGCAATCTGGCATGATATAGACTATAGAATCTCCTTCTATTGCTATTCCTACATTATAATATTTCATATTTTCTTTCTTATGTGTATTTCTCTTCCTAGCCATTGAATATGATAAAAACTGTTCCCGGAATATATCTGTACACACATAACGGAAACAGTCTGTTAAATGGCCAAACTCCTCGTAACTCTGTTTTGTTATCTTGTCCTTAATCCGAGCTTTTAATATTCCTCCATTAGTGTCTTTCTTTACATTCTCGTAATCTTGTATAGACTTCTTACATGATTCATCAATAGACACAGATATTCCATGGAAACCCTCTAATAAAGCATTCACAAACTCTCCCGACATAGCAACAGGAGGGTTCTTTTTAGGGACCATATCAACCACCCGAAAAGTTTCTTCCAACACATCTATAAATTTATCCAGAAAAGATCTCTTTTCATCATCAATAGTATTTCCGCTTCTGGTACTCGCATCTCCATGCAAATATACCACATCGTTATATCCGATTCCTTCCAGCCATGTACGTGTCAACTCGGCTGCTTTAGTTACTGTATTAAACGGATCTTCAGCACAGATTTCATGAACTTGCCTTAACTCCAATTCTTCATTTTGCCATATTGATACACTGATATATGGGAGAACATTATTATCAACAGAAATATGCAAAGGAATTCCTTCTGTTACAGGACATATCTTCTTATGCTTACCAGAATCAAATGCATGCAAAAACTCTCCACCTGTCTTTATTTTACCCCATTCCCCAAGCGCATATATACGATAGTAATTATAATCTCTTGTCCTATCCTTATCAAAATCAGCAACCGCCTGCCGGTCATAAAATCCATATTGCCCGTCCGGACTGCCAACTACCCAAAAATTATTGAGGTAAGTTGATTGCATTATAACTGTATCCGGAGCATGAACTTCCTCAATTCCCGTTCTAGGATTTCTCAAAAGCCTTTCTGTATTTTTCCATTTTCTAGCAATCATTGAGAATTCTTTAGGAAGAATCTTCTTTGTTTCATTGTCTCTCAATATACCATACAAGTCATTTGACTCTTCTTTTAACTGCTCTTTATCAAATACATTTTTTTTAATCCAACACTCTTCCTCAATTGGATTAAACATTGAAATGATTTTCTGTCCTTTCCGGCCTCTAAGACGCTTCTTTATCTGTTTGAAATCTTCTTCTTTAAACTCTGACAATTCTTCACAGACAACATATTTATAACTCTCCAATCCTTTTATTTTCTCAGAATCATCCAATCCCTTAAATGTTATGTAGGACCCGTTAAAACAAATAATCTTATTCTCTCTAAACGAGAATAGTCTATATACTCCAAGGGACCTTACCGCCTCCTGAAAAGTCTTATAAATACTATCAGCAATAGAAGAACCTACTTTTCTAAATACAAGCGTATTATTACCCCCTGAAAGACATTCTATCAACATAGCCTGAGCTACAGAAAAAGACTTTGCCGATGAAGAACCTCCATAGAGGAAGATAAATCTTATATCATCATCTTTCATAGCTTCCCTAAGATGATGAAAATTTGGATTAAACTTTCTATAACTAATAGATACCTTTTCCATTAATCCCCCGTCCCCGTATCAATATCAAGCAACATTTGTTTTATATTAACTTCTGTCGGTTCATCATATCCCAGCATCTTGCAAATACGAGATATGCTCCAACTCTTACCATTCAACTTTAATTCAATCCCCTCCTTGGTAACTTTAACACTTTCTACTGCACGCGCCATTTCTTCAGTCCATTCGGATGAATCTTTAAATATCACCATACCATTTCTTATACTCAGGAAATCACGGATATCAGCAAATGCAATACACCGCAATTCCTCAAGTACGCGATCCTTAGTAATATTTGACTTCTTTCTTAATTCACTTTGGAGCTCCTGTATTCTGGGAGACAGCTTTGAAACCAACTTAGATGCTGCCTCCCATACAGTTTTATCACTGGAGCCTTTGCACGAATATACCTTTCTATATGCTTCAGAAGCATTACTGGTCTCAATATAAAGATTACAGAATTTTTCTTGTTTAGGTCTTAGCTTCATGTCTTTTCGTTAGTCTGAGTTATGTATAACATAATACACATTACAAATATAATTATTTTTCTCCTAATATAAAAACTAGATTAATAGATAATCTGGAATTTGTGGTACCATTTATCCGCATGTGGGAACCATCCTATCATAAACGATATCTGGCATATAGTTATTTTATATATCTTTCCTTTCATCGTTATTCCTCCTTTTCTAATTGCTTCACAATCTTGAAATAATCCTCCTCACTCAAAACCTTTTCAGCTGCATCAAGAACAGTATTATATCCGTTACAATAACCCAGGTCTGCAACTTCACTTATTATGAGTTTATTAAAATGTTGCAATTTCAATAGCCTTTTCATGCAAAGGGATTTATTATGATCTCTATTCATTTTTCTTCCTTTTATTTAAAATGATTAATAAGTTCTTCTACTGTAGCCTTGTGATAACTTCCTGAAATAATAGTGGCATGATTCCAATTTTCATCCCAAAAGAACATACTGCCTTTGGGTTCTGTGAAATAATGATCGTTACCAATAGAATCGTCATAAGAAACGCTAAGAGGGGAATCTGTTATAAACCACTGCATGTAGTTACTATCGTCCCTCAATGCGGCTATAGCCAGAAAAAGTTCCTCATTGGTTCCGCAATCACTCCTTCCTTTCTTGGTGACAGCATCTACACTATATATCACCCCATAGAGATTCCCATAAGACGTAATGATAGCTCTCCCTTCTTCGATATTTTTATGACTTCCCTTACCGTCATAATTATGTGCATCTAAAGTCGTATCACCGGAATTAAGTAGGTTATATCCCAGCTCTTCCAATTTTTTACGAAGTTCCTCCGTATTTTTTCTAATAAAACAAGACGTTGTAAATCCCATAGTTAGTCCTCCTTTCTTATCATATATGATTTAAATTAAATTAGATATTTTTCAAATAACTTTTTAAGCTCTTCATCAAAATAAAGCACGTAATAATAATTAAGACAAAAGACTTAGTGCCTCTTTAATACCTGCTTCCAATGCTTCTTCATATGTATCCCAAACTCCTCCATTGTTAGGACCATCTTTTAAGTCATTAGATATGTGTGTGCCATTATCTGCTTTAGATATTTCATATCCATAGCCGCAAGCATTATTATAAATACATATATGAACATTCTTTGTCTCTCTTAACCATTTAGCCACAATAGTTTGGGTAGGTCGAGAATAACACACTTTAGGCAAATAGTTATTTGTTCGGTATAAAGTTTTGCGCAATACACCGTTATCATCAATAACATTCTCGCAGTATTCATTAAAACCTTTTTCTTTTAGAAGCTTTGCTATTTCAAGCGTTACAAGTTCTTCGGTCATGGTTATTCCTCCTTTTTTAATTCATCTAATACTTTCTTTACAAGTTCGTAGCGTGGTAATTGCCAATCTTTCGCAATATCATCTATTTTATCATCATAATGATTGTCATAAACATACTGATTCAATCTGTCAACAAACCCATCACCGTCAAGACCTTCATCACAATCATCAAACATGTCAAGTTCATAGGCTAACTTGGAGCATACACAATGACTTACCCAATCATAAATACGACCATCATAAACATTGGACTGCCTGTTATACTTTTCTCCAACGTGTATCACCTCACCACAAAATTCACATCTATGCTCTTTACGAGCGACAGGAGTTTTATTCCTTAATACTTCTATCATTTTTATTCATTAATTCATTAATTAAAGCATCAGCACAAGCAATTGCAAACCGAGCAATGCTTATAGGTATTGTATGTTTCTCTCCTTTCTTGTAATCTGCTTCCGAACAAGCGTAACCAACTTCTGTATTGTCACTTAAAATCCCTTGCATAGCAGCTTTCGCCAATTCGTAGCGCCTCTGTTCCCAATCAATAGCTGAATTTCCAATATTTAAAAAGTCAAGTTCACACTCTCTGAATACCATATTATCACATACATATAGGTTATCTCCACTATGTAACGCATTGGTATTTATTTTCGGAATTACATCTATTAGAACCCCTGTTGATTTTACTCTTGCTTTCATATTTAATCTCCTTTCTCTTTAATCCGTTCTAATACATCCCTATTAGCTTCCAGTATTTCATCGAATGAAGGGATAGGCATCCAGTGAGTCACATTGTCTATCACATAATACCCGCGATTATATTTCAGCCACTTGTTTCTGATGAAACATGCTCTAAATACCTCACCATCACTATCCATTACAATACAATCATTCGATGAATCGCAACCAGCCTTCTCTTTCACACTTATCCAAGGTGATTGATTTGATTGCCATTCAGCACCAGCTTCAAACGCATTTTCCACCAGCATCCTATTTATATCTACACCCGGATAATTCTTTTCATAATATTCTTTCTCGGCTTCTTCTACTGTCTGTTTCATAATTAGACCCTTTCTTTTTTAAAATCGGAAAGCATTGGGATCAAGCCCAATATTTTCCAAAACGATTGCATTTTATTATTTCATCTAATTTCAATTGTTTCCGACGGAACTTATTTATAGCCCGTTTCTCAAACTTTCTTTTTTTAGAACTGCAATGCTTCTTATCCATTCGACATTGGCGGCAATGGCATATCCCAATGCCTGTATGTGGCTCCTTCATGTCTGGTAAATCTTACATTAATTTAATTCATATCCTAATCTGTTTTACCCTAATTGATTCGTACATATTTACCTGTGAGGTCGCATATCCTTAATACTTCTGCATTCTCTTCGCCGAAAGCGATTAAAATGCTACCACAACCGGGCGAATCTCCACGAGTACCGTCTGGGCGATAGAACCTAATACGATTTCGGAGGAACTTCATCGCCGTAGCTTTCTCAAAGATGATATCTTGGAACATCTTACTATCACAACGATTAAAAAGCAATGCTATACCGTTACCATGTTCCGCTAACTTGCGAACAAATTGCCCGATAAGAGGACGGGAATAAGGAGGATTAAGCCAAACACGACCCGCCCACTCCTTCGTTAACCCGTCATCGCTCTTATTGTACATTATCTTAGCTGTCTGCCAAAGTGGATTTATGGGAGCGCACGGGTCGAGGTCAAATTTGCCTAAACTGTCTATTATTTCTTTCGGTGTGTACCATTCATCGGTAGCAGCAGCCGATCTTTCAAAACTTGTGTTCATTTCTTTATTGTTTTGAGGGTTATTTACTTTCTTCTTTGGCTGTTTCTAAAGGGCAATCTTTCGATATGGAAGATTCTACTTCATTGGCAAGGTAGGCAACTTTATTGCGACCCAAACAGACATCTTTCAATTTTCTATCAATGACTATTCTTTTGAAGTACGGACAATGTACGCAATCTTCTATTATCAATATTTTCTTCATATCTGTATAGATTTGATTTAAATTAATTATCTGAATATTCCTTTTAAGCCTCCATTAACAGCACCTCTTTTGGCTTCATCCGATGGATGTACATATACATCAAGGGTTGTACTTATATCCGAATGTCCAAGAATTGTAGAGACTGTTTTAACATCAACTTTATTTTCGATCAGGGTACTTGCGAAAGTGTGGCGCAACCCATGAAATTTAATGCAATGATCCAACTTCACTTTTTCAAGGATGAATATTCGATAATATGTACGTAAAGTTCGAGGCTCAACAAACCCCTCAGAGCAGGAACAGACATAATACTCGGGCTTGCATACGGCTGAGAACTTCTTCACAATAGGGAAAATGTCCTTAAGAATAGGTATGTATCTATCTGATGAATTAGTTTTAGGAGATCCTATCTCTACCACTGTCTTTTTCTTGTCGGTACCGATATTTTCAGGGAGATATATGCGTTCTATCGTTTTATTAACGTGAATTACCTTGCCAACAAGATCTACATCCTGCCATTGTAATGCACAAACTTCTCCTATCCGCATACCGGTGCATATAGTCAATAAAATGCCTAAATTGCGAGGGGATGGATTATCCATAACATAACTCACTATTTTACGGTATTCTTCAGGCGTGTAGCGCTCTAATTTGGGCGTGACAACTTTATTCTTGGTTGGCCAAATAACCTTCCAGGTGGTGTCGGGAACATCGATATCCAATTCGTCACCGGCGAAGCGAATAAGCATCTTTATGACGATTAGAATATCCGAACAGTATTTCTTTGATTTGGTCCCAGAATCAAGAAGCTCATAGAGAAATGCTGTAACAACCTTTTTCCCCATGTTCTCTACGTCTGTATTACCAAACCGGGGAGCAAGTATATTCAGATATATAAGCTGATAACAGCTTAGCGTTGAGCCCTTAACTTGCCTTCTTTTAACAGGAAGCCACGCATTATATACGTCATTTAATTTCATACTTCTACTATTTTAGCGTTGATATCAACTTTAATCACCTCAGAGAAAGCAAGCGCATCATTCTTTCGATTGAGAAGAATATATTTTTGTTTTACCTCCTTTGTTAAAACATCACCATGGTAAACATAACCCATGATACCACGAATTGACAAATTAAGTAACAGAATAGGTATAGAACGAGAAGAAAGTTCCCAACAGGTTACCATGTTCTGTGAGGGGAAATGCTCCCATGGCATATTTTGCTTACAGCGATGCCACCAGTCAGCGATTATCATAGAACCATTTCCAGCTGTAGGTTCATGTATCGAACCGGCCTGACTGGTTAATTTAGAACAGAGAACTCCAAGGGAGTTTGGAGTAAAATCCTGTTTTTTCTGCTTACGTTCAGACAATTCGTTCTCATAGATCTCTTGAAACCAGTCATAAGACATATCCATATTATTATTACGAATAAGCTCCTTGTACACTTCGTTTCTCACCTCAATATCTCCTTGAAGTAAACTCATTACAGCATTGGGAAGATCTCTTAGGTCTTCGATGCCAAACAGGCTAAATAACATCTCTTTTCTCATATGATTTGTAATTAGGATTAGACCTGATAAAATCCCGGGTTACTTTTTCGGCTCTATGGACATCCATTGAAATTCCTTTAGCGACTCCGTACATATATTGAAAGGGGAAAAAGACCAGAACACCCGATACTATATTAGAAACCGTTCTTTCAATAGCGGCAGAAGCCAGTTCGATAGCTTCGTTCTCGTTCCTCATTACTCCGTTTTTCATTATACGTCCTATTAGTTTATCCCGGTAACCGTACAGAGATTTGACCACCGTAGTATAATCTCCGGATTCCATGGCAGATATAATATTGTCTATGAAATTACGAGCGTTTGTATAAGATTCCAATGGATTTTGATTAGTCTTTTCATGATAAACAGACTTTATCTTGCCTGACATATACGAACTTCTGTCGTAAGCAACAGGATGTCCGTTTTCTAAAACGACTATTATGTTTCTGGGGACACGCCGCGGATCAACCCCTTTACTTACACAAAACAGCAATCTCGGTATATTAATGGAAATATTTCCATTTTTACCGATTAATTGTACCATACCCTTTCTTAATACCAGATTCTTGTTGGTTGATAAATTCCTGACCGATAACGTAGATATATTTAGTTGGTAATTAGAGTAACCGGGAACGGATTTCCATTCTATTTCATTCATATCTTTATTGTTATGATGGTTATTTATTCTCGAAAACATGCGCGAATACGCACTTTTCATCAGACAGTTCCAATCCGAGTTGCGACGGATACCGCTTGATATAATTATAAAACTCAAACATCTTCTTGTCATCATCACCGCAGCGATCTATTAACAGCTTAATGAAGGCAAGAAGACAATCGGAGTCATTTCCGAAGTTTTCCTGTGTGGATAATTGCGTTTTGTCAACATCAAGTTTCAATTTACGAATTGCTGCTATCGCAGTGTTGAAGTTGCGTTTTGCATCATGACGCAATTCATAGCCTTGTTTTCCCATTTCACTTCTCAAATCGTAGAGAAGCGTTTCTACGACATCGGTCAACACATAGGTTAGGTTGAGCGTCGTATTAAGATTTGTTGTTCCTACTAACATGATTTTATTTCTTTATAACCACGGCCATTGTACTTATACCTGTTCCGCTCTCTTTAAACTCACCTGCACCAATTTCAAATACTTGCCCGTGTACTTCATCAATCCATTGGCGGAAGGCAGCACACTTCTTTTCAGAAGCAAATTTCCAATGTGGACTGGTAATGGCCGCAAGCGTGCCACCTTCTTCGAGCCGTTCATACATAAGCCTTACATGATCTATGTCCTGATTGTTTGCGAATGGAGGATTGGCGATTATCTTGCTATAGCTGCCCACGCTATCTTTCGCAAAATCTTCTCCAAGTAGTATTACATTGCCCAGCGAATGCAGAAACTCCCTGTTTTCAGGCATCAGTTCATAACATTCAACCATAACGGAAGGACATGCCCGATGAACAGCTTTGATAAGCGCACCACGTCCGGCGCTCGGCTCTAACACCGTGTCATCTTCATGTATCCCTCCGGCAAGCATTATCAGCCAGTCTGCAACACTATCCGGAGTTTCAAAGAACTGATATTCCTGTTGAAGATTACAGCGCTTCCCATCTTTGAGAATAGAGAAGACGCGCTCGGCATTGAACGGGAATGTAAAGCCCTGTACTTTCCCACCTTGCCAGGAACCGCCCGCCTCTTCTATCCACTTTTTGGCTTCGGCATAAGATTTTTTATTGAATTGCACTTGTGGAAGTTTGAGGATATTATTCTCAAGCGTGCAATGCTTCAATATCTCTTCCACACTCCATTTCTTACCTTCATCAGATTGTTCCCTTTTTTTGTCCATGGGAGCATCAGGGGCGAGCAATGATGATACCTTTGATATGACCTTATTACTCGCGTCCATAAATGCGTTAACGCAGGTAAGCATTTCCATCAGGAAATCGTTATCTACGTGGTCCGTTTCGTCCATAACGGTTAATCCGTCCATCATGTCCTCCAGTCTGTTCAACTGTTCAACACTACCACGTAACATTTTTATTAAAGTCTCTTTTTTGTTCGTCATAACTTTTCTGTAAATAAATTCTTGTTGTGTCTACGCTGCCATGCCCTAAAAGATCAGCCAGCTGAATCACATCCTTGTTTTTCTTAAGAAACATCTTCGCGAAGAAGTGACGGAAAGCGTGAGGGTGCATCTTCTTCTTGTCAATGCCGCAGCAATTGCCCCAAGTCTTCATACCCTGAGACAGTCCACGTTGTGTCATGGGGCCAAATCTGCCAACCGCAAAAAGCCCGGTCTTACCGCATTCTTTCGCATAAACCTTCACTTCTTGCTGTAGCTGTTTTTGAAAGAAAAAGCGACGGTACTTGTTACCCTTTCCTTTTAATGTCACTTCCCCGGATATGATGTCTTCCCACGTGAATTGCAGAAACTCCGACAGACGGGCACCGGTTGTACCTAAAACCCTGATAAAAAAATAATAGTCTTTGTTGGATTTAGTCTTCAAGTATTCCAGTAAACGGTTATATTCGTCCTCTGTAGGAACATTATTTGTGTCCAGCTTACGCTTCATCTTGGGACGCTTGAGCTCGAGAGGTTTCTTCATCCACTTGGAAAATTTTTCAATGGCCGTAATCCGCAACCGGATAGTAGCGGGAGCGAATTTTTCCTCCTCAAGCATCTTTATGAATCTCCTGCAATTATCCATATTGACCTCATTCGCATATTCGAAGTATTTCTTCATAGAGGTATGGTATAAATCAACCGTATGCGGGGAATAATCATTAGTTATCAGTCAGCCATACTATAAAATCATTCAACATCTTCTTATTCTTCTCTGAAATGGCGTCAAGTTTCTCCAATGGCTTTACCGTCTTTTCCCTGCGGTCATATCCGATTTTAAGATAAGACAACAAATCGCAAATGGCCGAACACATTAATGGATAACGAGCCATGACATCAGCGTTTTTACGCTTATAACTCAAATATCCACGGCGGTTGACCTCTTCTGTACTATCAAGGAAATCCGCTACATACTTGATATGCTTGCCAATTGTGGCATAATTTCGACCTGTGGTATACAGGTAAGAAATATAATTAGTCAGTATATGCTGTCTGTTATTATCCATCGTTTTTAAGTATTAAATCACACCAGGTAGTATCATTTTCAAAGAACCACTCAAAACCGCCCGCTTTATGCTTGCCCGGCTTTTTATTGCAGATACAGCTGATCAGAGCCGGATTAACACCTGTCGCTTTCCCTGCATCCTGAATGGAAGGGAATACGCCGCATAACTTTCCGTCTTTAATCGCAACTACACTTTTACGATTTAGACCTGCACCTGTTTTATGCCAGGAACCACGTCCTTTCGCTAAATTTTTCAGACTTCTACGTTTGGTCTTTGGGGAATGATACTTCATTGTTTTCCCTTTATTGTGAGGAGCAATACCTTTCAAGAATCTGCCGTTTATAGGATTCCTCGTAGGGCGTTCAACGGGTATATAAAGTTCGCTCATATCTTTTATAGATTTTATTTATTTCTTAAGCTTATAAAGCCTCGTTTAACCAACTCCATCAGATCCGACATATTTTCTTCACTTATTTCTGCCTGAGTCTCACCATTTACAGACATATAATGAGGAATGCCAAATCGATCACGGATTCTCTTACGGATAACAGGAGTAGACTTGTTCTCCCAGTAAATTGTAACTACCATATCTAAAATGGATTATCATCCTCTGCACCAGATTGTTTGCCTCCTAATAATGGGACATAATCAAGATTATAAAAGCAAGTCGTAGCGGCATTGAACCCACATATGAACCGTAGAAGTCCAATATTTCGTCCTTTAGCAATATCTATCATAGCCGTCCCCTTGGTATCTACATTAGAAAAATCGTTCGGATAGGATTTATTGTTAACCTCAGGCCGATAGATCAAAATGACAACATCGGCAGCTTCCGCTATTTGTCCGCTGTCACGAAGTCGCCCCAATGTAGGAACCGGATTCATTGTATCCCTATTCAACTGAGAGAGGGCTATAATCCAGATGTCAAGTTCTTTAGCTAAGTTCTTTAATCGCCTAGCCACATCCCCCATCTGCTGCTCTTTATTAGCTCCCTTCATGTTCACATTCAAGATCTGAAGATAATCGATAATAGCACCGTCTATTCCAAACTTCAATTTCATATATCGGATAGATGAAATGATAGTATCAATATTAGAAGTGCTTCTATCATCAAAGTATATTCCCTTTCCCGACATTTTACCTACTCCAACATCTATCGCTTGTATCTGTGAATCAGTCAAACGTGAATACATGATTTGATTAGCCGGAACCCCACTTTCCATAGAGAGAATACGAGCCGTTATTTGCTCCTTTTTCATCTCCATTGAATACATAGCTATCTTAGCGCCCAAAGACGCTGCATTTCGCATAATAGACACCGCAAAAGATGTTTTACCTTGGCTTGTCTCCCCTGCAATAATTATCAAGTCTGATTTTTGCAATCCGCCTGACTTTGAATCAATTTTTTCAAATCCAGTAGGAATACCCGTTAATTGTCTATTCCCTAAAAGATTATCATTTATCATGCCATATACACTTTCAAGTCCATCGTTAATGGTTGAAATAGTAGTGCTACTTGATTTGAAAAGCGATGCAAGTTCATTACTCACCGAATTAGAGACATCGAGAATATCCTCTGCTTCTGAATAAGAGTTTGATACAAGATACTGTCCTATATCCCAAAATTTACGTCTTATCGCCAGATCGTGCAGCCGTGCTGCATACTGGTATAAATCAAAAGTACAGTTAGAAGCAATTCGCATATACTCCATAAGGTCAAACTTCACCCCATTAGCAATAAGTTTATTCTTGACCGCTACCACATCAGGCCGACTGCCAGACGATGCCACTTGAAGGATAGCTTCGTATATCTGAAGATGGAATGGATTATAGAAAGAATCCTTGGATAATAACTCCCTCACTTCTTCAAGCGCATTGCGTTCAGTGATAATAGTACCTAAGACAATCTTCTCAGAATCTTCATCTCGTAGTTGCACATTAATTTCCATATTCTTTTTTTGCCCAGTTTAATACAGTCCTGTAAAGGTTAGTATATCGTTTACGTAGATCCTTTCGATTCTCTATCTGCTCGATGATGTCAGCAATCTGTTTACCCGTATATTTCTCTTTGAGTTTTAGAAACTCCGCTTCCGTGATTTGGGAAGAGAAGTTTTTAGCATTGCTGCAATAAGGAGCGTTCCGTTTTAGCCAGTCATTGAATTTTAGAAAATCAGGATTTGAAGAAGCGGATGAAGAAGCTTTGGCTTCTTTCTTATCTCCGTTAGGAGATTCTTTCTTATCTTCCTTTTCCTCTTCCTTTTCCTCCGTAGTGTTCACGTCGTTATCACGTAGTGTTGACGTAGTGTTCACATCGTTATCATTTAAAGCCTTACTAATCAATTCTTTTACTATACCCTTACCGATATAAGACTTATCGTATCTCTTATCAAGGACTTGATGACTACGGAATGTGCGGATAAAGTAGTAGCTTTCTTCTGCGTGAATAATAGGTACTAACATCCGGGCATCCACTAAGGCATCTATCCACTTTTTTATTTCAGATACTCGTAAATTTTCATCGTAAGGGAATATTTGGGACTTGAGTAATGCAGCATTACCTTTGATAACTCCGAAATCATCAGCAAAATTCCAACAACCAATAAAGAAAAGACGGCATGGAATTGGTAGTTTACCTATCTTTTCATCTTCCCAAAATTCAGGTTTGATTGTTCTTATTCGTGCCATACAAACATTTTATTAGGTAATACAGATTATATTCTCCACTTTGGGGACACTTTGGAATATGCTCAATGTCCTTAATTACTTCTTTTATACTTTTCATATTAGAATCTCACATTAGTTAGTTGTCTACCTTTGGAGTAAACGGCCCATTTGCCATTGCTTCCATCAACAAGCCTTAAATCAGATACTTCACCGAAGCGTTTGATGTTTCCACATAAATCTACAATCCATCCAACCTCTTTCTGGGGATGTGGACGAATAGCCCGACCAACTATCTGATACCACATAGCAAGTGACATCGTAGGACGGGCCATAACAACCGTATCAAGCTCGGGATAATCAAAACCAGTAGTCAGAACTCCGACATTGGCAACGACCGGGATTTCACCAGATTTGAACGCAGCAAGGATTCTTTCACGAGTAGATTTGGGAGTATCACCCGAAACAATAGCGCATCCGGGAATGGACCACGTAAGCTGTTCGGCTTCTTTCAAGAACCGGGTAAATACCAGTATTCCTTTTCGTTTACCTCCAGCTTTTGGATTCATCAGCCTTTGGACGATATGGACGAGATAACTGTAAAAGTCGATTCGTTCATATTCCTTTTGGATTGATTTATCCGTATAGTCGGCACCAGTAGTGTTCACCCGTAAGTTGAGTTCATTCCATCCCGAAGGATTCATCGGATAGTAATTCAACTTTGCCAAATATCCCATATCTAAGAGAGTTGATACCTGTACATGGTAAATGACCTCTGAAAAGACATGAGGCTTTGTCCGGGTGATGAATTTCAGCATGGAGCCGAAGTCACGTGAGGAAGACAATCTATAAGGAGTTGCCGTCAAGCCAAGAACCTTGCACTTCACTGCATCAAAAAAATCCTTATACATACCCTCTTTTGGGTTTACAAGGTGGCATTCGTCCACGATGATGTTCTTGAAATGGGTAAATAGTTCGGGATGATTCTTCACGCTGCCGATTGTTGCGAATGTTATCCGGCTTATCTCTTTTGAGTTGAAGGAAGCTGAATAGATGCTGCAATCAAGAATGCCGTATGAACACAGCTTTTTGAAATTTTGCTCCAAAATCTCTTTGCTTGGCTGGAATACCAAAGTGCACCCGTCAAGCCTTGCAGCTATATCCGCTATGATAAGGCTCTTTCCGCTGCCCGTAGGTAACACCATAATGGCATTTGTTTTCTTCGCCTTGTTATTGAAGAAAGATACGGCAGCATCAGAGGCTTTCTGTTGGTAATTTCGTAATACATAACTCATAGCCCTTTCTCCTTTCGTAACTTCTTATTAAGTGCCTTGTAATACTTGATTAGTTGCTCGTACTCAAAGTCAGAGAACTTTCGTGTTAGCCTCTGTTTAGCCTCAAGTAGAATAACTTTCTGTTCTCCATATTTAGCTATCAACCCCTTTCGATAGTTCTGAATATTCCCTTCCATGAAGCGGTTACAATGTCTACATTGAGCGTTGCAATTCATTTCATCAAACCTTGTATTCATGTGCTGGCGGTTGATGTAGTGCCCGTTGTCTGCTTGCTCAAACGGTTTTATCTTGCCACATGAAATACATGTGAAATATCCATTCGGCATACAATCACGAAGCCGGATGAAAAGAGAAAACTCTTTGTCGAGTTTAGCTTTCAAATCCGGCTTCTTCTTTACTGTTACCCCTGCTTTATCAAACAGAGGTAAAGGCTTGTCTTTCTTCTTAGCCTTGGCTCTTTTTATGTAGTATGGCATTGTTTATAATTTTAGTTTGTGGTGGTAGCAGGACTTGCACCTGCATGATAGGATTGATACGGATTGTCAGGTTTTAGTTTCAACCTATCTAACACTTAGCAAAGAATTTCACTTTACGATTAACCGTACTCAATTAGCGTCTCTCATTGTTCCGCCATACCACCAACTATCTTATACTTCAATAATTTCAAATTTCCCTTTTTTGATATATATCTTGTGGCTATAATAGTCCTTAACTATGGCGTAATCTGACTGGGGACGTATATTCCCTATACAATCCTCTACATAAGAATTGTCGTAGGCTTCCACCGTTGCGCTGTCGTAGGCTTCCACCGTTGCGCTGCCGTAGGCTTTCACCGTTGCGCTGTCGTAGGCTTCCACCGTTGCGCTGTCGTAGGCTTCCACCGTTGCGCTGCCGTAGGCTTTCACCGTTGCGCTGTCGTAGGCTTCCACCGTTGC